GAGATTCTTTTTTCATTTGATGTGCTCGTTCTATATCCACACGCACACCTTTAAATCTCATGTCAACTAGGCAAGGAAACAAATCAGACTCCAGTGCAAATATATCCTCCAGGTCCTGATTAATAATTTCTTTTTTCATTTCTTGCCAAAGACCTAATGTAACTTCAGCATCACGTTCTGCGTATGCACCAACATGCATTGCAGGTAATTTGTACATTTCTGATTTAGGATCTATGCCCCACTCTTCTGCAGCTTCTGCAAGTGCAGCCTCGTTCTTACCATAACCAAGATAATGCCAGGATAAACTATTAAGATCATAACGAAATCTGTTCTCGTCTGTAAGTGCTGATGCTATCATAGTGCAGGCTATGTCACCGTTTATTTTAAATCCCATTGCTCGCAACCAACAAACATCATAGATTGCATTGTGAAAAATTTTTGTTGACGGTGATTCTAAAATATCTTTAAGCCATCTTAACACTCTGGCTTTTTCCATGTTACCACCACCTTCGTGTGCTATTGGAAAGTATCCTTTGTAAAATTTTGTAGCAACAGCAATACCTATAACTTCACCATTACCAATAACAGAACCAGATCCTTTCTTTAATAGGTCTGGATCTTTTGTCTCCAGGTCAATAGCTATCTCATCTACATCGCGTAGGTCTGGAAACTCTGTAGGTTTTACCCATTCTGTCTGTGCTTCAAACTTAGGAATTTTCATTGTAATCCCTCTCTATGATCATTTCTATAAAGTGTATTGCTTTCAATAAATCCTGCTTCTTTCCTTTATCACGATGTCTAATAATATATTTTATAGCACAACCTTCTGGATATAGCAATTCATTCTCTACCACAAACTTACTGGGCTGAATCTTATACTTTTGATAGTGACTCCCGCCGTGCTGCTTATCCCAAACTTTCGATGTCATAACCTCTGTCCTCCTGTTTAGCATTTAATATGTATAAGTTTTGTTTTGTACGTGTAACGCCGACATACCAGACTCGTTCTTCTTCATCTGCTTTCTCCCAACTTTTTTCTATCGCCTCTCTTATTTTTTTAGTGTTATCTAAAATCAATAATACATTTTCTGCTTCACCACCTTTCGCTGCATGTATTGTTGATAGCTGAACTCTTGCAGGTTTAGATAATTCTTCACCTAACCTTAACATCTCTCTTATGTATAAACATTCTTCTGGATCAGCTTTAAAAACATCAAACCACCTCTGTGTTCTTGAATAACCCCATTCAAATAAATCATACATTCTTTCTTCTTTTGGTTCTTGCTCCTCTAAAAATTCAAACAAGTCTTTACATTCAGATAGAGATAGTTTGTCTCCGTTAGTCCAACGTGTATAGTCCTGTATGCTTTTATATAATCTTGATCTATAACTTTTTCTGCCTTTAAATTCATAATAAATAGCCATGTCTTGTAAATGAGATTTTAATTTTAATAATCGATCATTAGTCCTTGCAAGAACCAACCAGTTACCATTATGTAATGGAACATCATCTACTCCAGTAACATAATGCACAGTGCCTTGTTCTGGTCTAGCAGACCATTGTTTTTTTATTCTTCTCTCATCGGGTATTCTGCTTAATATTTTATCAGCTATAGATTGTATTTGTTGTGGCACCCTGTAAGATTGTGGCAAAATTATGTTTTTAGCTGGTTCGTCTTGGAATCGTTTAACATCTGCTCCTGCCCAGCCATAAATTGCTTGATCATCATCGCCAGCTAATATAACATATTTGGAGTTTTTCTTAAGTATATCGTACATTTTCCACTGCACAGGAGATAAATCTTGAGCTTCATCAACAAATATTACATCATATTTTGGACACATTTCTGCCACATTAAATGACTCGATCATGTCCGTGAAGTCAATTAGTTTAAAAGCTTTTTTATAGTTATCTAATTCATCTTTTAAAATTTTTAATTGATGTTTATCTATATCCTCTGAATACATATCTGTATTATATTCTTCCTCAACTGAAACACCTTTGATTCTAGCTGCATTTATAATATTAAAATACTCACTGTCGGAATCTACAAAGCCTGTTTTTTCTTCTCCGTTAGAATAAACTGTCACTTCAATACCTAATTTTCTACCTATATCTTCGTAATGTTCGTCCTGTAATACTTGTGATTTTTTTAATCCAAGTCTAGTAAATGCCAGGGAGTGTAGTGTTCTAAAATATTTTAAATCTTTTCTTTGGAAAGCTGTGTGATAATCCAACATTCTATCTATCGCTTCGTTTGCAGCTTTGGTTGTAAATGCAAAGTATCCTATTTTATCTATAGGTGTTCCTAGTTTTAAAAAAGTTTTTACATAACGCAATAGCTTAGTTGTTTTCCCTGTTCCAGGAGGCCCGAGTATTTTTCTAATCACATTATCTCCGTGTTGTGTTTTATTCTAGTGTGATTAATTATGATGTCCTTAAATTCATCTATATCAATCATTACAATATTTTTTGTAGGTGTATTGTATTTACCTTTTTCTTTTGTTGGATATCTTTTTTGCTCTAAAAATTGTATGTCACATTGTTTGTAATTTACTTTCATCATAACACCTGTTTTATCTTCACTGTATTTCCAATTCTTAGATCGTAACTTGTCATAAAACTTATCAAATTTAAAATACGCATAACCATCTTCAATCAATACAGTTCCTGATTTAAAACTTGCATCATTCATAGCTTTTGGTCCATTTATCTTTGCATGCAATACGTCATGTAATTTTTCTTTTGGTGATGTACCTATTGGTGGGTGCACTAATTTTTGTGTCTTAAATAATTCTTCTAATACTGTTTGATCTTCGTCCCCCTTAATAATTGGTGGTGGAAACCCTGCAGCTTTTGCTATGGCATTTCTACGTTTACGTTGATCATTAACATGTTCAATAGATCTACAATGTACTGTTGCTGTACTAATACCGTCTGGTTTTGTAACATCAAATTCATACTCTGGCTCTGGGTCTAAATCTATTTTTTTAAGATTAGTTAACACAGGATAATTACCTTTTGATCCTGCTAGGATACCAAACTTTTTCTTAACACATATACCTCTTTTACAATGCTCGCTTATTGGACTTTGTGTACAAGTAAATCCTTTGAATTGTTTTGTCCATGATCTAACTTTTGCAGCAACCATCTTATCATCCCAGGCATTTGCATGTTCACCAATAAAATATTTAACTGGTGCGTTTTTTACTTTCTTTTGCCAATCATCTGGATATTTCATCTTAACAAATACGTGATAGTTATACATAAACCTATCTTTGCCGTCAAACTTAGGGTCTTTCATAATTTTAGATAGATGAGCAAGACAAGGAGGTCCTTCAATAAATTCTTCATCAACACCTTCCATGTCTTGTTTCTCAATAGAATCAGTTATTATTTTTAAATCTTCTTGACTTACTGTATTGTTTTCAATCACTTCAATAAATTGATCAAACGTAAATTGTGTGCCGTCCACATTTATTGCAACACGTTCTGTTTTTTTAAAGTATGGTAAATTAATAAAGTTACCTTTGTTTAGTTGGCCGGTCTCATTATCTTTTGTGAGTTGTGTTTGTTTTGGAAAAATTTCTGTGTCTGGTTTTAATTTAAATATAGGTAATAAATTACTTAAAAAAGATTTTATAAGTGAGGCGTCTATAAACTTATCTATAAACATATATAAATGTAAGCCACCACTTTTAGACAGCACCGGTATAAGAGGTAGATTATAAGTTTGTAATGTGTCTATAAAAAATTTTCTATCAAAGTCTCCGTAGTCATTTGGGTCTATATCTATCACACCAAAACGAGCCTGTCCGTTTTCATTACACGGTTGAACACCTATCGATTGTGTGCCCTCAAGATGGTTCTTATAAATTTTGTCTGTAAGTTGTTCGTCGTTCCATCTGTATATTGGCTTTTGCTTTCTGCTTTCTGGGTCGATCTTTAGTGTAGACATATCAGCTACACCATAAGCCTGCCTGTATCCTTCAAAAAATTTTATATACTTTTCATCCATAAACTACTTTCATGTGGGCCACTCAGTCTCCCTCCTGGCCCACACTGTGCACTTATTCTCGTAGAGAATTATATAATGCTGTTACTTTCCGCTGGTTTATCTTCACCATGCTTCGCTTTCACTGCACCTTTAGAGATACTTTCAGAAAACGATTTAGCTTGTTGATAGATGCTTGCGTCAGTAATAGGGCCAACTTTACTAACTTCCCAACCAAACCATGTGCCTTTATCATTAGACATTTGAGTAGTCTTTAGTTTGTAAATGTGGCTAAAAGATGCCGGTGTATATAAACCGTTCTTACCTTTTAGTTTTATGCCCGACATCATTGAATTCCATTTTCTACTAATTTTTAATTGAGTAGATTTCATAGCAATCAATGCAGTCGATGGACTGTCGCCAGTTATGATAACAAAATGCGATGCAGTTTTTTCGATGTAATTACCATTAGGTAATCTATCTTTATAGTTTGCATCTGGTTTTGTTTTAGACATGATGTCAGATGAAGAATCATAAATTGCAACTGGTGCACCTGGTCCTTCTCCTCTATCTTTCCATTCGATGTATTCGAGTTTGTAAAAGCATGGAATAACATCTATGCCTTTAACACCATCGTATAAATCTCCAGAGACAGAATTGTAAATCATTCCTGGCTCTGCACCTTCGACATACTTACCATCACGTTTATTAACTTCTGGTGAAAGTTGTCCAAGGATTTTAAGAAAAGGAAGAGCTAGATCTTCTTGACCTATTTTGCCCAAACCTTTTGCTGCATCTTCTTCAAACATATTTGCTGGAAGTGGTGCAGACTTTTTCTCTGTTACTTGGTTCATTGTTATTTGTTCCTTGTTATTTTTGTTCTGTTGCTTGTGAACACGTTAAAAAGGTCAGAGGGCATATCGAGTCCATTTTCAACACGCTCTCTAACCAATGCTTTAAGTGTCATAGGTTCGACCTTTAGTTTCTGGACTGGTTCGTACCCTTGACCTTGCGCAAGGACAGCATATTGCTGTGCCTTGTCATCTTCGGAACGACCAAAAGCAACGGTCACCTCATTTTTAATAAGATCACCTAGGCCATTCTCACGAAGCCATTTATATGCTTCTTCCCTTTTATCTGCAGGTATTGAAGCACCATATACTGGTTTTACTTCAACGGAGGTACCATCAGCTAATTTTAATGTAGAGATATTCATCTCTTGCATCATCGTAGGTATTACCTCTGCTGAAACTAATTCAACTTTTCTTTTTACTTCTTTGAGCTCTTGCTCTTTTATTAGAAGCTCAGCTTCTAACTCTTGTAGTTTAACTACTTGATCAGAAAGTTTATTTGCATCGTTTGCACCATCCAAATCTTCTCTCTGGTCTTTTTCAAAATCAATCATTTACTTCTCCTTTCTCGTATAAATTAATTTTAATTGGATAATAAACTCTATCTTGTTTATCCCATTTTAGCAAATTGTATTTGCCAGTTGTCATTTCAGAAACAATAGAACATGCGACTCCAATAATTGCTGGGTCACCAGTTAATAATAAATAATCTTCTGGAGTATAATGTTTTAAAAGTTTTCTTAATTTAAAAACAAGTGGTCCAGGAGAAAAAATTATTTGTGAAAACTCTGGTAATAAAAAATGTATCTCACCATATTCTTTAGCACTCATAATATTTATTTTAGGTGTGCCAGCTCTGGTGCCAGGTAATTCTTGAATCACATATACTCTTTTTTTTCTTTCTAACATTGACAAACAATATAGGATGTTCTATATAGAAGTCAAGAAAGAAAAATTATGAATTATAGATTTAAGACTAAGCCATATGCTCATCAACTAAAAGCATTGGAAATGTCATGGGAAAAGCCGTACTTTGCCTATTTTATGGAAATGGGTACTGGTAAATCAAAAGTACTGATAGATAATATAGCCATGTTATACGATCAAGGTAAGATCAATGGTGTTCTAATTGTGGCACCAAAAGGTGTATATAAGAATTGGTATGAACAAGAATTACCTACACACATGCCAGACCATGTAGAATATGTAGACGTGTTATGGCAATCTAATATTAATCAAAAACAACAAAAAGAACTAGATAAATTATTTGTAACAGGAGAGGATTTACACGTATTAATTATGAACGTCGAAGCTCTCTCAACTAAAAAAGGTGTAGAGTTTGCAGCTAAGTTTTTAAGTTGTCATAAAACCATGATGGCTATTGATGAATCTACAACTATAAAAAATCCTGATGCAAAAAGAACTAGACATATCTGTTCTCTTGGAGAATATGCACCTTATAAAAGAATATTAACTGGTTCACCAGTAACTAAATCACCATTAGATTTATACAAACAATGTGAGTTTTTAAAAAAAGAATTATTAGGACACACTTCTTATTATACATTTAGAACCAGGTATGCCAAAATGCGTACAGCAAATTTTGGTGGTAGGTCTGTGCAGATTGTAGTGGGTTATCAACACCTTGCAGAATTATCAGAAAAATTAAAACCTTTTTCTTATCGTGTTTTAAAAGATGATTGTTTAGATTTACCTAAAAAAACATTTATGAAACGTACAATTCAGCTTACGCCAGAACAAGTTAAACTGTACAAACAAATGAAAACACTGGCTCTTGCACAAATGGACGGCAAGATAATGACTACAGCCACAGTCTTAACTCAGTTAATGAGATTACAACAAATAACTTGTGGACATTTTACAGCTGATGATGGCACAGTCAAAGAAGTTAAATCTAATAGATTACCAGAACTTATGGATGTTTTAGAAGAGGTAGAGGGTAAGGTTGTTATATGGGCCCATTGGCAGAAAGATGTATATAGGATTATGCAGGAGGTTTCTAAAAAATTTGGCGAAAATAGTTTTGTAGATTATTTTGGTCCTACACCAATGTCAGATCGTCAAACAAACATAGAAAAATTTCAAGATCCCAGTTCCCCGGTTCGTTTTTTTATAGGCACGACTCAGACTGGTGGCTATGGTATTACTCTTACAGCTGCTAGCACTATGATATATTACTCTAATGGTTATGACTTAGAGAAGAGACAACAATCAGAGGCTAGAATAGATCGTATTGGTCAAGAACATCCTATGACTTACATAGACATTATGTGTGAGGATACAGTTGATGAAAGAATTGTAAAAGCGTTAAAGAAAAAAGTTGATATAGCTAGTCAGATTATGGGTGAAGAATTAAAAGCTTGGATTTAAACAAATAAATCTTTTGCGTTACCTATAATTGGTTTGTATTTTGTTTTACCTTCTGATCTAAATGCATGTAAGAAACTGGCTCGTGGAGTCGCTTCAGTATAGCTGCAATGTATCCACCCGCTGTTAGGTTCACCCGGAGTATAGAACTCGAGGATGAGCTGGTCATACGGAAGCTCCCTTTTAATCCAATCTGCAAGCTCAGCGTTATCGACGCCAACACATTCGAAATCGGCCGCCTCGGCGCGGGCATGTTGTGAATTTACAGAACTGCCGATGGCTAGGCACAGCGCTTCTGAACGGAACCCGCTGGTTATTTTGACCCTTCCGAAATGGTCACGCACCGGCTGTAAAATTTTTTCACATAATGTTTTTAATTTTTCTATTTGTTCTGGACTAGGATTATTGTTGATGCCCTTCCTGATGGCAGTGTCTGACTTAGTCAGCTCTGAGAGAGTAAAGTTCCGTGAAAGATTCATAGTTTTCCTTGTAACTCTTTTAAATATTTTTCGTTTTCTTCTTGTTCAATTTGTTCTGGAGTTTTTTTAATTTTATTGAATACGTAATAAATAATAGCAGCACCAATTGACATACACACCATGCCATAAAAAAACATTCCAATACCAAAAGTAGCTGTCATTATCTTATAATTAAAGTAAATATAACATATGCCATACCGGTGATCAATGCTCCAGTAGACATTAATAATATACTTTCTACGCGGTTGATTTGACGTTCAAGTTTATTAATTTTATCATGAGTTTGCTTTTGCATTATTCTGCAAAGCTTTTCATGTTCTTCTATTTTTTGTAGTGCGTTTTTAACCATTTGGAAACAGTAAACGGATTTTTTGATCCATTGTCAAGTTAGAAAATTGGTTAGCTGCCTGCGTTTTTGTCATAACAGACTGGTTAACAGACGGTAAATTTAAAGCAGTTGGTGTAACTGGTGTATCTTGCATAATAGGTAACAGTGGGTTTTCAATGTTAGGAAAAAATGGTTCATCTAGTGTAACAGACTCTAGCTGATCATAAATATCTTCAATAGAATCTATTGCTTCCTCATAAGGATTAGATATACCTAAACGTGCTGCATTTTCTTCAAAAGCATTTTCAATTTCTCTAGAAGGTAAAAAGGGTCTAAACTCTCCATCATTTAAAGCATCATAAGCTCTTGTTCCAACTCTATCAAAAGATTCTATTACCTGTTCTTCATCTAAACCTAATACTTGACCAGCTTCCATATCTTGTTTCATAGTTTTTTGAACATTAAATAAAGCTCTGTTTGCATTTATAAACGCATTTACAAGATCTCTTGGTTCTACTGGTCCGCCTCTTAAAGTTTCTCTTGTAAACAAAGATCTAGATTCTCTAGTTCCTCTTTGAAAGTCTGCTATTTTAAAATTTAAAACTCTTTCTGGATTTACTGGCACAGCTCTAAAACCAAATAACCCTGCAAACTCGTCACCAAATTCATAAGTCTGTCCATACTTATCAAACTTACCTTTTGTAATTACATCAACCTCTTCAATAGATTGGTCTAATCTTTTAAATTGGTTTATTGAGAAAGGCATTTGTGCTTTAACTAAGTGGGCCATTATTTTACTAGCTTTATCTCCCGGCGTATCTTGTGGATTGAATACTTGGAAACCTTCTCTAGTTCTACCACCTCTTACAAGTAAATCAGCAACTGCTTCAGTCCAGATAGACTCAGATATAAATGGTGATGCAAATTCTTTCATAGCTTCAAACATACCGCCAATGAAATCATTAACTATTCCATCGTTATCTGTGTCACCATCAGCCACCCTATTTACAACCGTCTGTAATGGTCTAATTAATGTGTCATATGCATTAGCATGACTAAAATCTACATATTCAAACGAACCGTCTTTGTTTTTTATTGGTAATATTGTTGAGTTTTTTGACCAGTTAGGCACGTATCTTCTAAGCGCAGCTCTTTCTTCATCTGTTACATCGTACAATGCACCAAACATTTGTGATGTAGCGTAAGGCACAGCAGCCACAGTTGTAGTGAAACCAAATAATCTTGTGTAACCAGTTCTTCTAAAAGGTTTATATGCTTTACCATTTACAATTACCTCTTCGTTTATTTCTTTTAATGCTCTAGTTACAATGTTTGTACCTGTTCTTGCAATCTCTGCTGGGAAAGATACGAAATTACCAATAGGTAATTTTCTTAAACCTTTTATAAAGTCTGATACATAATCATAGTTTGGTATATTGTTTCTTACAATATCAGCCGCTTGTTCTTCTAAATATTCTGTTGTTAATCTAACTTCCTCTCCTGCTGAATTTTTAAAAAACTGGCCTCTTGTTACACCAATTCTTTCAAAAGCTTTTTCCATTCTTTTTTGTTCCATAGCCCATGATGCTATCTTCCAAAAGTCATCCTCAGCTGTGTATAAATCTTGTGACACAGATTTTAATTTTGACAATGGTTTTAACAATAGTCTCATTCCTTTGTCTGATGTCATTGTTTCACCAAAATTTACATCTTCTAGTAGACGTGCAAGATCCCCGAGTCTAACATTAGAATTTACAACACCTAGTCTTAAAAGTTTTTCATACAACTCATTTTGTTGTCTTGTGCCTTTTAATGGAGTTTGTAATGCTTGATAAGCTTGTTTAATTGCAGCAGCATCTGGTACAATACCATTAGCTGTAGCAAAAGCTCCTGCACTTACAAAGTTTCTTAAATGTGTTACCGGTGATAAAATTGTTTTTGCAATCTGTGATGTAGCTTTTGGATACAGTATTAAACTTTCGTACATCTGTGCCAAGAATTTATTATTTTCTGTAGATAGTGATGTTTGTTTTAATGCATCAGCAACACCCGGTCTTGCATACAAAGGATTCTGTGCATCAGCAAAAGGATTAGTTGCACCTTTACTAATAGATAATCTACCAGAGGGATCAATAACTTCTACTTTTTTAAAGTCATCACCAAACTCTCTAATCGCATCATCATAGCTTCTTGCAAACAATGGCTCTTTGCCTGCAGCTGCAAGCTCATCAGATTTTTGTATAAGGTCATCAAAGAAAACATTTCTTCTAGATATTACAGATAATTTTGCTGTGGCACCTAAAATAGTCTGCATTGGATTTTTTTGTCGACCTAATAATTTTTCTATTGCTTGCCTTGGTCCATCTTTTACATCTGTCATTGCTATAAACTGTTTTGGCTTAACATCGTCTGCTTGTTTTAAAACAGTTTGATTTAAGAAAAATTTTGGAACTTGAAATAGTGGTACGTTCCCTCTATCCATTTTAAAACCAGGAGGCATCTTAACTGTACGTAAGATACCGGCGATTGCATCATCTGCTTCTTGTTCCGTTAATTCTTTACCAGCTTCTCTTGCACTATTGATTAATACAGCTCTAGTTTTTTCTATTGCTTCAGCTGTAGGCGTGTAATTAAAATAAGGTATTAATGATTTGTTTTGAAACACATCATAAGTTGAACCTAAATAATCTTTAAATTTATTACCAAATATTTCTTTAAACTCTGCAAGTTCTTTTTTGTCTAACTTACCACCAACATCAGAAAATAATTTAGACCATCTAGATCTAATTGTAGACAAACCACCAAAGATTGCAGTTTCTATTTCTTTTGCTTGGTCTGCATTTTTTGCAAGTCCTTGAATTTTTTTAGATACCTTTGCTTTTTTAGCTGCATCTAACGCATCAAAGGTAACTTGACCTAAGTCGTCTATTTTTGGATTACCTGATAATAATAAATCATTTACATCTGCTAAAAGATCACTTCTACCTTTAGCATTTTGTTTATTAAACAATGTTCTAAGTGGTGGGAATAACTTGTCTATACTTACATCTATTTCTCTAGATGTATTTCTAGCGAGTGTTGCATCACCAGATCGTAAACCAATTTGTTTTCTTTCAAGATCAAAAAACTCTTGCGCTTTGTCTCCTCTTGCTCTAAGCTTGCCGGCAACTTTATCAATCCATTTATCTAATTTACTATTATTGACATCTAATTGTTTGTTTCTATTCGCAAGTTTCTTAATCCCTGCACCAACACCCCCGATGATACCTGTAAATAATGCACCCTCTGTACCAAACTTAACTCTGTTTAATAATTCTCTACCTGGATCATTCTCGTCATCTTCTAAATTAAATGCAAGTGTACCTGCTCTTTCTACGTCTCCAACAAACACACCTTCAGCAATACCGCCTGTAATAGCTCCAGCTGCAAGCTTTAATGCTCCGCCTCTACCTCGCATACCTTTTAAAGTGTTAGCTAGTTTAGGACTATTTGCTTTAAATAATGTACCAGTCTTACCTGCGTTAATTGCTTTCTCTGCTAGTTTACTACCTAGTTTAAAACCAAAACCACCGGGTATACCTATATTGACTAATAGCTCTGTAATCTTTCCAGCAGCTGTTGCTTCTGCTCTTTCATCAAATGTTGTTAAGTCATCAAAAAATTGTTCTACCTCTGCAGCCTTATTGGTCCCTGCGCCCAGGTCAATAAGCGTTGCGCCCAATGAAAATAAACCTTTAGGTATTGCAATGGCACCTGAAACAATTCCTGAGAGTACCGATTCAATTGTGCCTACTCGATTAAAATCTTCAGCCATGGTCCCTCCTAATCGCCGCCACCAAAATTAAATATACTATCTTCTATTGAACCTCTAACAACAATAGTTTGTTTAATCTCTCCATTTTCAATAACTAATATTTTACCATCAGCTGTGTAAACACCGTCTCCCTTAAATCCTTCAGATTTTAAAAATTCAGATAAAGGTTTTCCTTTGTATTTTTTATTAATTTTATTTTTAAATTTTAAGTTTCCAAATTGACCTCTCTCTGTAAGGTCTATAGCTGTTTGATCTAAACCACCTGATTTACCAAATTCTTTAACTTTAGTTTGGAATGTTTCACTTACAGTTACTGGTAAATTTCTAGCCATACGAATAGCATCGTCCATATTTCCTGCAACTCCAGATTCTAAATAATACTCTGCAGTTTTTTGAATTGGAGATCTAGTATCTTTACTCTCTTTAATTTGTTCTAATTTTAATTGTTGTTGAACATCCATTAATTCTGCTGCTTCTCTTAATTTTTCTGGTTTGTCATATGACTGACTTGTTTCTGCAATAATATCTGAGACTAAATTATCCGCGCCCAAGCCTGTTCTAGATATCCTTTGACCTGCTTTAATCATTGCATCATACAATGCATTTTTTTGAGCTCGTTTATAACCTAACGAATTAAGTATATCATCGACTCTTTGTTTTTTAGTTAGATTTTCAACAGGAGTTTTTTCTTCTTCAACAACTTTTACTTCGTCTTTTGGAAGTAAATCTTTATTAAAGTCACCCTGATTTTTCTTTTCTACCTTAAGATCAAATTCTTGTTGTGCTTTTTCCGCTCTCTTCTTTTTATTTTCTGCTATTATTTGTTTAGTTTTTTCACCTAAAACTAAATCAGCTGGTTTAATAGGTTCTTCAAATTTAAATCCAAATAGTCCTGGTGGTGGTTCTTTACCGCTCAATACCTCTGCTGAACTTACATTCTTTGGAGTAAATATATTGTCAAAAGCTGCGGCAGCATCTAAATTTTGTTGTTGTCTAATAGCCATTAAATTAGGGTCCATAATTGGGTCTGCCACAAAACCAGCAGTTTGATATCCTTGTCTCACTGGTTCTTTGATACCATCCATAATCCCTTCTTTAATAGGGCCACCCATTCTAAACATTGGTCTATTTAAAACTTTCATTATTTACTCCCTGGAAATCCAAATATTTTACCGTATAATCCACCAATTCCTAATGCTGTACCAATTGCTTGTGATAGTGGGCTAACAGGCTGTGGTTGTGCATATTGTTGACCTACAACACCACCAGATAAACCAGTCAAAGCTTGACCGTATTGAGATAATCTACCGTATGGTTCGTAAGCCATTGTTCTTGCAGCATCTGCATCTGCTTGTAATTGTGCTTGTGATAAACCTTGTCTTAAAGATCCTAGTTGTCCTAACGCTCCAACGTCTGCACCGAGACCAGCTCTTTGAAAATCAGATAATCCCATTTGTGCTGCACCTAATCCTGACTGAGCTGCCGCTAACTGACCGCCTTGAGTAAATGCTCTATCAGCTGCTTGTTGTGCTTGACCAAATCCTGCTTGTAATAATTGGGCTTGTAATGCTGCTCTGTCTGCTAATCTATCTGCTTGAAACTGACCTAATTGTGCACCTTCTCTACCACCACCAAAGTTACCAGATATAACTGCTGCATCTCTAATAGCTTGTTCACCAGCAAATCCTTGTTTATCAAATTCTGCAAGTGTTGTATCAATAACTTGTTGTTGATACGGGGACATAAAAGGTTGATAAGCTTGAGGTCCTGTTAATGCACTAAGTCCTCCAACAGTTCCAGCTGCTTGTTGTTGTGCAGCTTGCGCTGCAGCTAAAAATGGTTGATAAGCACCAACACCTTGTTGTGCAAGACCTATCGCTTGAGTTTGTAATGGGTCTTCACCAGCAACAAATTGTCTTCCAGTAAATTTTGCTGTATCTATTGGAGCACTATAAGTTGCTTTTGCTTGTGTAGCAAAATCTTTTGTGTAATCTTCTAAAAATCCTGGAACTGCCATTATGCTATCCTCGTTTCTAATTGTTTCATATTATCATACATAGCTTGAGCACCTTGTGATTCTTCAGAAACTTTACCACCAGCTTCTAAATTTTTCATTAAATTTTCCATAACTTTAGCACCCTTATCTACATCTCCACCACCTGCGTTTCTAACTGCATCAGCAGTAAAAACAAATTCATTTACACTTAATCTAGCAGGAACATCATCTGCTTTTTCTTTTTTACCGATCTCTACAAATCCACCGGTTCTATAATCTTTTTCTAAACCACCTAAATCCATAAGTCCACCTTCTTTTCTACCAACTCGTACAGGCACTTTTGGATCACTTAATTTAATATCTTTTACAGGAATACCACCAGTTCTATAATCAGATTTATTATATCCTATTGGAGTATCATATCCTTTTACTTGTGACTTTGGAACTGGTCCTCCCATAGCCATTTGCATAATACCTTCTTCTGGAGTCTGTACTACCTCTGCTTCTGTAGTCATTATTTCTTCATCTTCTGGTCCTTGTTCCCCGGCCGCTTGTTGCATAACCAACATTTTAAATTCTGAATAAGATAAGTCACCACCTTGTGCTTTATATTTTCTATACTCTTCTTGTAAAAATCTTTCTGCTTCTGGTGGTAATTGCATCATATCACCTTCCACCATATTGCCATTTGCATAACCTATTCTACCACCTTCAGCTGCTTGTTGTGGTGGTAAATAAAAACCTGCTTGAACCGCTTCTGGTCTTGGTAAAAACGCTAAACCAGGTGCTCTTTCTCTTGACATCATGTAAGCTGTGTATGGATCAATATAAGATGTGTCTACTTCTTCTTCTATCTCTTCGTAAGGGCCCGTCTTAAATGCTTTTTGTAAGAATGGTGTTGCAATTGCTGTTGCACCTAAACCTGCAAATATTTTTTGACCAGTGCTCATTTTACTTAACATTTTTGGAAAAAAACCTAGATTTTGATGAGGGCCAGTGATTGAACTTGCACCTCGAAATAAACTCGGTGCAAAAGCACCAAAATTTTTTGCAATACCGGCAGGAGAAAACATAGCTCTTGTAAAGCCAGTTCCAGCTGCACCTCCTGCTAAAGCTCCTAATCCTGCAGTTCCTGCATATAATAAAGCAGCCTTACCCAGTGGACTTTTAACTATTTTCTTGACGCCACGGACAGCTTTCTTTACAAGTTTACCTAAAAAATAACCTTGTCTAGGTTCTTGCAATGTTATGATTCCGCCTCCGGCCTGTAGTTGTCTGGGTTCTTGCATTCTAGAAATTGCCATATTTTTACCTTAATTGTACCTTTTACTTTGTTTTACTGATTAAATCAATAGGTGGCATGATGACCTTTACATCCTGAGCCATGTCCTCTGGCTTATAGCCCTTAGCTACCCACTCCTCTCTTTCCTTAAAAATTTCGCCTGTTTTCTTGTGTCTGTAGGTTTCTTCTACTTTCGCATCTAGTATTTTCATTAGTCTATTTTCTCCTTTAATATATTTAAGTAACTTACGCCAAAATCAAATGACCCAGTGTTACTTGACTGTATTGTAAGGGTAGTTCCACCCTCAACTATTAACGGTTGGGTTAATAATTCTTTTGTAGTATCAGCGGTCAAAGCAGCTGATTTTATAGCTGTAATAGAGTTATTCGTTATGGTGACTGTAGGAGTAGAAGCTGATGTTACTAGTATTGATTTTACAATATAGGTTTCATTCACTTTTGGATTACCTGTTCCAAACACATCTAAGGCATTACCTGTAGTGTCATTATCTTTCCCTACAAATTTATATCTATTTACTACCGACATTATTCTAAAAAGAAACTTTTAGCTTCTATCTCTTGTTTTACTTCATCTTGAAAAGATGAGTTTAATTTTGTTATTACTGAGTCAAGATCTCTAACTAAAGATTGTAGATTAGCTTGACTATATTCTGGTTCTGCTCTTGTTAACGATTCTACTATTTTAGCCATTATGAACTACCTTGATTTTCAGCATTCTCTATCGCTGCTTTAACAGCTGCTATATCTACTACACTTTGATTAGGATTATATTCTATGTTAAAACGATCAAAAGCATTAAGGTTGCTTATAGATGGTGCAGAGACTACTTGATCGCTCATGCCAAAAGTATCTTCAAAATTACGAGTGTCTACTAATTTACCGTCAATCATTTGTAAATTAGCTATTCTCTCTTTTTCTTCTTCATCTAAACTATCATAATAATCTTTACTAAATATATTACCAAATATACCTTTACCATAATCTATACCTTTTCCTATAACACTTCCTATAACAGGAACACCTGTTACTAAACTTGCAAGACCTCCTAAAACTGTTCCTAAATATCCTGGTTTAGTTTCACCCATTCTTGGACCTGACGTATATACATCTCTATATCCAAATCGATTAGCACCACTAAAAAGTCCTCCACCTGTATATCTCTGTCCGACAAAATCTCCTATGCCACCTCTTTGTACTCCTCTGTCTCCAGTGTATCCTTCTGTAATACCTGTTGGTGAAGTCACATTAGCTCTGCCAGTCATAATGTCGGCAGCTCTTTGTTTACCTTTATCTATTTGACCAACTCTACCACCTGGACCGGCTCCTCCTGAACCTGGATCATTTGGTCCACCGGGACTAGCATCATAACCACCCAGGTCACCTTGCAATGATATTACACCTTTCGGTCCTTTATTTGGTTTACCATCTTCAAGACCACCATGCATATTAAGTGCAATCAAAACTTGTTTTTCAGGTTCTGTAATATATGCTAATTCTGTATCAGGATGGTCTGGTGATGATTTCCATCTTACAGGAACTTTTACTTCTTTTTGTTTACCTAAATAATTAGGACCACCTCCCTGCATTGCAGGTTTTTTATTTTCATATTTAATTTTTTTATCTACAGCCATTACCTTCTTCCTCCTGGATGTATGTCTAATCTAAATGTGCCAAGTTTCCAGTCTTGACTGGTGCTTGTATTTGCAACTTTTAAAGCGATAGATCTTGCACGTAGTCGAGTATCTTTTTTAGTTGTAGTGCTATCAACTGTAAAATTAGTTGTTGTAGTAGAACTATTAGGATAGGTTCGAGTTACAAAGCTAACCTGTGTATCACCTGTCTGTGAAATAAAATCTGGTATGAACCTACTTATTCGCATTATAAATTCTCCGTCTCCTCTAATATCAGGTGTTCCAACTACATCACCTCGTGAACTTCTTCTTGTAATATCAAAGTCC